TGGAGAATTATATTTATTTGTCATTATTCACATAAATAGAATATGACTACCACTGTTAGTAAGAAAAATTATTCTACAGAAGGATGACAACGCATACAAAGTATTTAAATTAATTATTTTCTTCTTTTTTATGGCAAGAAACACAATATGTTATTAAATTATCTATAACATTTGCATCAGAAGCAAGTTCAAACTTTCTTAGCGGAACTTTATGATGTATATGGAGAGACATTCCATATTTATTTTTATGTTTTTCATTATTTATTTTACATCTTTGGCATTTATATGAATCTCTTTCTAATACATCAATTCGAATAGAGTTCCATTCTGTTCCATAACTATTTTCATTAGACCAACCTTTATATGTAGGATGATCTTTTCCTACCCAATTTTTAGACTTCCATTCAGACTCACATTTTTTATCACAAAATTTATTGTCTAATGGATAATTTCCCATACTATTTAATCTACTACGTGGACAATAAACATCATTTTCACAATTAGTACATTTAAACATTTTACCATTTTTCTCATATGAATCTTTACATTTTTTTGAGCAAAAATAGTTATTTGAATCTTTAAATTCCCTCCTTGAAGGATAATCTTTAAATGTAGAATTACACTCTGTGCAATTATATTCTTTTTTAGATCTATCTCTATCTAAGCAATTATTTTTATGAACTGTAAGTCCACGTTTTGAATCAAAAGCATCGCCGCAGTTTTCACATTTATTCATGTTTAGTTATTTTCCTCACTATACTTAAATCTTATTTATCAGACAACTGGCTTCTATTAGAGGTAGGATTTGTTATTCCCATCTGGATAGAAAACCAGACTGGCCTTACCAGCCTCTGTTACGCCATCTCGTCGTCTGATAAACTTCGTCTTTGAGTGCAGTATTTAGGGGGAGGACATCTCTGCCCTCCCCCAAATCAAGAACACCACCTTTTTGCCATCCTTGGGCCAAAGTGCCTAATCATGCGAGGATAGCATACCCTCCATCTACCTCTAAATGTTCTCCATGCTTTAAGGTATGAACTCCTGTTCCAACCCGGTGGATCTGTTGCAAATCCAATTCCAGCAGTATTAGCACCGGGTAAGTCGATTGCAGGAGAAGCTAACTCAGCCAACGCATTTTCAAACTCTTCATAATTAGCAGGGTCATCTACTTTGTGATATACTTCGGACAACTCTGCATCAACAATCTCATCCTCAATTTCTTCAGGATCTTCATCTACTTCTACATCAGGCCACTCACCATCTTCTAACTGTTGTCCACCAAATGGAACAGTATCACCTGATTCGAGGGCTACTAAATATACAGGCTCTTCAGGAGTTGCCTCAATTTCATACCCTTCATCATCGTCATCAGGATCTGGAAACCATTCAGTATCTTCTTCAATAAGTGATACCACTAATCCAACTTCTCCATCAATCTCTACAACATCTCCAACATCATATTCAGGCATATATTATTCCTCCATTAATGGCCGCAATTCTGTCGTATCTCCAAAATGATATGGTGGTGCTACCGGAAGTGGGTCAAATCCTTTATATAGATTATCTTCACTTACTTGTGCGCGTAACTGTTTACCAATGTCACCTTCCGCAAAGAATGCTTGTGCTCCATGTAGTTCTTCAGAAAGATCAGTATTCGGATCAGCATTATAAACTTCTACTCCAATAACATCTGGATCACGCTCAAACTCGTGCAATTTAGTAGACTCTTTTGCATTTTGCAACTCCATGTAGGCTATCATATTTGCACGAAACGTAATTTGATTATCATTGAACTCTTTTTTAATCCTTTCTGAAGCATTTTTGAAACTATCTCCATCGCTTGCCGCTCTGCTCAACTGCACCCGCATTCTCGCTGCGAGGTCTTCCATTGCCTCGTATACAGCAGATTGTAAGTCGGTGGTGAACAACCGAGTGTTTTGCTTAACCTGCATTGAGTACTGACTCCCTGAAGGAGTTTCACTCATTGCATCCCTGACTGCCTCCTCTATATATGGTTCTACACTTCTTTCAAACTGCCTTGCTCTAAACGTATGTCTAAGTTTTCTGTTAGCTACCTTACTAAAGTTATAGGCAGCATGTGTCGAACTTGAACCATAGTTTTTCTCTACACTATCAAGAACGTTTTCTCTGAACTCAATTAATTTATCAGCAATTAGTTCACCAAGTTCATTGTCACGCTCTGTTGAAAGTTCTGCTACTCCCGGCTCTGTCCAGACACTATTTTCTTCAGGCTCATACTCTGGAATGTCGTCATCTTCCAGAGGAGTTACTTGAGGAGAGTCTTCATCAGAATTAGGGCTATCCCCTTCAGGAATGTCTTCTTCCTCTGGTGAGTCGTCTACGTCGTCTCCAACGCCTCTGTAATCAATCTGTTGAATATTGGTTGGAATCTCCTCATCTCGATCAGGGTCACCAATTTTGAAATCAATGTGCTCTGCAATTTCTTCAGGGACACCTAACTCCTTTGCCTTTTCTCTAATAAGTGGTGTAAACTCTGACTCAATTTCACGACGGGCTTCTTTCATTTGCCTAACAAGATCAACCTCTTGAGAGGCAGCACCGACTTCTGCTCCTGCTCCAGCAGCACCACCAGCAAATCCGCCAAGGGCATCTCGTGCCATTGGCATAACAGAAAGTACCCAATCTACATCAAACTGTAGATATTCAAATATTTGAGCAACTTCTCCCGAAACTGTGTCAACATTGACATCGCCTCTGACACCTTGTTTCATTCCGGGGTGGAAGTTTTCCATTTCATGATTTTTCATGAATTTCTCAATGTCATCACTCCCCCACGGATTTTCTTCAGATCCGAACTTAAATAGCCACAGTGGATATGCTTTACTGGCAATAGCTTCATCATTATCGTTAAGCTTTTGTTTAAGTCCAGTAATTCTGTCAGAGACTGCCTCAATACGAGACGTACCAAACACTTCACCAACATCTGCATCTCGTGTTAGTTTAATAATTTCGTCTCTGGAGAATCCAATTCTATTTTCATCAATCCACGAAGATCGGTGTCTTCGGTGAGCTTTATCAGTAATTCCCCAACGTGCATGTCCAGTTTCTGACAAATCCTGCATGTATGCAGCAGCTTTGCCTTCAGGGGTTTTTGGTGCATTTTCGTAAATTTCGTGATCATCTGGATCAAGGAGTACTGCCTGCCCCGGACGAGTATTTACTTCAATTGTTTCAGGATTAATTAGTTTGAGGCCTGCAATTTTATCACGATCTTCTTTGGCTTTCACTTTTTCAATAGTGGCAGTACCTCTCACATCTCGTTGGATCATTGACTTTTTCAACATCTTTCGAATGTCTTTGCCAATTTCTCCTTCAACGATTGCACACGACTCTAACCAGTGCATTACTTCCTTTCTATCTTCTTCTGAAAGGTCTTCATGCTCTAAATAGTAGCCGGGTTCAATTACCCTATTTGCAAAGGCATTTATCGGTTTTCTTACAATTGGAGTAGTCTCATACTGTCTCCAATATTTTTTCATTTCGTCTTTTGGTGCAGACTCCCTATCATAATTAGGGTTCTGAACCATAAACGGACGGTTCGCCATTTTATCTTTCGAACGTGGGTCGTAAGAAGTAGCGTCCTGATGAATCAACTCAGCAGCAGAACGACTAAACCCACCTGTTAGTTCACTAAATCTTCCCATAGTTAATCACGTAGACTCCCAAGATTAAATGGCTTCATCGAGCCATCATTTCTTGCAAATTGTTTCTGACTTTTTGCCCATACCGCAAGGACAAGAGAATCGGAGAAGTCATCATGTCCTCCTTCCGGGTGACTAATTTTAGTCTTTCCGGTAGATGTGTATGACTTCTCCAAGTCAAGGCATTGATTAAACAATTTATTGCCCGGTTCTGTATTTTTGCCCGGAACAAATTTAAATGCAATATTGCCTTCTTGAAGTTCTCTTTTTGCCGTATTGTACAAGGATTGTTTTTTCTCATTGGTGAATTTAAAGCCTTCTACTTTTCTTCCAACAGTTTCTTTCAATTGATCGACAACACCTTCACCAAGGCCAGTACTGTCTACAAGTATTTTTGAATAATTGTGCTGATGATCTTTTTCACGAACTCTGCCCATTGCATCAGTCAATGGTTTGTTATGCGTGTGTTCTATGTCAAATATATTTCCATTTGCATCAATAGAAATATACACAGACTCGTCAGCACCTGATGCAGCAAGATCTACTCCTAAAAAGCAAACATCACTTTCTTTTTCAACAGTGTCAGGAACTGCACAAATTTCAAGTTCATCTCTTGTGAAGAATCCTGAAATATTTTCATCAAATTCACCGAGAATTTCTTGCTTAAACTGCGTCCGAGTCATCGCGTCTCGCTGCTCTTCGATGAAGTTGTCATCAATTAGTGGATTGGCACTTGTTGGTACTTGCTTACTGTACCAATTAGAATCTTCATCAAGGGATTTTTCAAACATCCTGTAAAAGAATCCTTTTTTACCAAATGGTGTAGACAATAGTACAAGTTGAGATTCACCAACTGCAAGCATCGGCATGAGTACTTCTTGGAAAATATGGTCTTCAATAAATGCAGCTTCGTCTACAATCATTAGATCAGTACCATATCCACGAATATTTGAGCCATCTTGTCCGACAGGAAGACACAGGATTCTGGAACCATTACTAAAGTTAATTTCAGTCCGAGTAGATCGAGCAATGCCCCATTCCTCTTCAGAAATGTCAGACTTTCTAATAACAGATTTCACTTCATTAAAAAGTTCCATTGACTGACGTTGTGCTTTTGCAGTAATAAGAATCTCACTATCACCATAGGTTACTGCAAACCAGAGTGCAAGCCATGAAGCAGTAGTAGACTTTCCTACACGTCTTCCAGAAGCAAATATTTTTCTACTCGACTGATGATCCATAAATTCCTTTTGATAGTCAAACGGGCTATCTCCAATAAATTCCTCAACAAAATACGATGGACTATCAAGAATTTTTTCAGGATTCATATAATTTTGCCTCCTGCTGCTCCTTGTTGTAGCATATGTGAAAATTCTGGTTTACAAATAAATATGTCAATTGTTTTATTATTTTCTGTAATATCAAAATCAACAATCCATTCTTCAGGTAGAGCAATGACATCGGATGGAATTGAGTTTTCACCACTTACTGTAAAATATGCTCCACTATCAAGGCCCATTTTAAATAATGGTGGAGCATCAGTTTGTTGATACATATTATTTTTGATAAACGTATACAACTGATTACTTACAGTTGGGCCATCACTGTATTCTTGTACTGTAAGTGAAGTTTTGTAATATCCAGAGGAAAACTGTTCAATCATCTCGTGACTCTCTCATTTGAGCAAGCTCGTTTGCAATATTTTGTGAAGCTTCAGCCTGTTGTGAGTCAGGGTCAGAAAGGATTCCCAATTCTTTAAGTTGTTTGGTCAATGTTCTATTGAGTCGATCATATGCTACATTAAGGACATTTTCTTCGTCTACCTTAATTGGCCGACCGTCATCAGTATATCCAACAGTTTTATCTTTATGGACAACTCCTTTGTCATCAATGTAATCATTTGCTCGACGGAGTTTATGCATATCAATTGCAATATTCCTGACCATTTCTACTTTAGCAAAGCTTTCGTAATCAAATGGTGCATCTACAAGAAGGGATTCAACAACTGCGTCAATCCATTCTTTTTCCTCATCAGAGCGTCTGTCGTAATACATTCCTCTGTCAGAGTAAAGGCCATGTTTTTCTGCATTGCCACTGCCCTCTGGTGGACCAGTAGACAATCCTCCGTGAAGGAAGCATCTGCCTTCTCCAAGGTTTCCTGTACGGAATCCTTTACGATTTGCACAATAGCCTCCATCTCTTGTGCGAGCGTTACAACATGCTTCTTTCTTTTCATCATTGCTCATAGGTAATCGTTTATATAGTATATGACGTTTATCATTTAACTGATTCCCACTCTTCAGACGACTCACGTATTCTCTGCCTGATTTTCTTATGTTCTCCTCTGCTCATATCTACTACTTGTCGTAGCTCTTCAAATTCTTCAGAAAACACAAGTCTTTGGTTAAATTTTTGTTCAACATTTTCAAGATTGTTTGGAATATCACTATCTGTAACTAATGTACAAAGTGAAAGAATAATTTTTTCATATGATCGACCTCCTAACTCTTTTGAAAGGTCTAAATCATCAAAAAGATGTTTAACACGATCTTCTTGGTTTTGTGTTAGTCCAAGAATATTACAAAATGTTTCAAGATCTGCTTGCATATTTTTTTGATTTAATTCAGCCTTTCTTTCAGAAGACCATTTGTTATCGTTCCAATCCTTCAATCGTTTATACTTTTCTTTTAGTTCAGCAGGTGCATCATCTGGATAGAAAAATGTTTGTGCAGATGACCACGTTTGTTCGGCAGAGGTACTGTTGGCATCAAGCCAATCTTCCTCATAGGAGCGAGAACCACTCCCTGCATCACGACTAATAGTATCTAAAAAATCTGACTGCATAAATAATATATGTAAACATTTATACTCATAGTATAAAAGTCTTTTGGTAACGATGCACCAAGGGGAATATATTCACCAAATACACGCTTTTGGTGCAATGTAGAAACTATTGGTGGAATGTAATTCGTAACTATAGTAAGTGTAACCAGATGCTCTCAGAAGGCTCAGATTGGCTCAGGATTAGTTTTCTACTTTTGCAAGTGTAAAACTACTCGTGAGAGTAAAAATTGATTGTGAGAGGAATTAGAAGGTGCAACAGCATTCAGTAAAAGAGTAGGACACAACTTGGTGAAGTAGAATGCTACTTTGTAAAGGACAAGACTATGTAGAGTGTATTCCTATTCACCGAATGTATATATTGTCTTGTATTTGGTGAAGTAGTACTCCTATTGAAAAACAGCGATCTTTGGACAGTAGACATAGACTGCACCTATACTACTATACTAATAGTATTATAATAATACACCATTCAATCAAAGACAGACATCTACTTACTTCTTTTTACAGAATTTACGTTCACTGTA